GAACCTAAGACACTGCCTACAACTTATGTTGGTATTATTGAAAGGCATACTACTGCCGCTGGTATGCTAAACGCTGACAAGTATGAACATCAAGTTCGTTACAGTGAAGGGCGAAGGATGACAAGAGGATTTGGTTGTGCTGTTCGGACTCTCCGTAACCCAAATACTGTAATTAGAGACTGGTGGGGAGACTCCGCTGGTAAAGGTTTTACTAACTATCACGAAGCAATACCGTATTACATCATAGACTGGTGGGGTAACACTCGTGGTGAAGATGTCCGTAGATTCCCTGTTCGTAGTTTTGGTATTAATCCCTCATGGGATGCTGGGGATTCATACGAATACGACAGAAATAATGATAGAACTCCTTACGCTCGTATATGGAATAATAACAAACCTATTTTCAATCTCAAGGGTGTAGTAGACGCATCAGGTAATGTTCTATCCAGCCCTACATCAACTATACCTCGCTTCGGTGGTCGTAAAAACACTGGTAACAACAACACAGATACTATCCTTGTAGATGTATTTGCACCGACTAACGCTATGCGTGTAGGTGATATGGGTAATGGTCGTGGTGTTAGATTCCCAACGCAGTTTAACGAAGATATACTTGTTGAACTAAGTGATGTATACGAAAATGCAGGTATAGTGTTGTCAGGTAACACTGCTGAGCCTACCTTTGGTGAAGGATTGATACGCCCACGAAACGATACACTGCAACCTGCTGAAATTGTAAGAGGAATTAGTAGAAGGTTAGAAATTGATGAAGACGGTTTGTTGATGCCCGAAGCCACTGTGAGTGATAAAGTAGAGACAATTAGCGGAACATCGGTGCATAAAGATGCAATTTCTCGCTCTTCACCAAGAATAGGTATTGACGGTGAAACATTAGAGTCACTGACTGGTAGTGATGCTAACATGGTCGCCATCAACTCAGAAGCACACAGCCTACACACTAACAGAGGTGTAGGACAAAGAGTTGTGTTACACGGTGGTATGCAGTCAGGCTCTCAAACGCTGGGTCATTATGATTTGACTGCGTTAGATTTCAATACTCAACCTCAAGGTGGAGTGATGAGATTTAGTCATACTTCTAATTTCAAACCAATGGGTGGTAGTTACATCTTAGAGTCTCGTAGTTTCGCAAATCCATTTGACGATACTGGTTGGGGTAGGGCTGGTATGGCTGTAGATGGTAGCGAGAAAACAAGCAATCCGTATCAGATAACTAACTCAGTCTCAACACAATCAAACAAGACTGATGATTCTGTTAAGTTCTTAGTGCGACCAATAAGGTTACTTGACAACCAACATATTGCTGTATTTAGACCACAACTCGCCCTACACAGTAATAGTAAGCAATCAGTCAATCATGCCCACGGCGCTACTGCTGGTGGTAAGTATGGTATGTTTAGTTATGAAACAACATCGGGTAGAGCGAGTAGCGGTCTTTACATGCGAGCAACAGACCCAAATACTTCAGCACCATATCAACCAGTTTACTTAGTAGTAAGTAGTGATGTTGTTTCTAAAGGCCCAAAACTACACGGAACTGAGGTTACTGGATTTGATAAAACTACACTAAAGTCAAGCGTAACAAGATTAGTCATCAGTGAAAACACACTACAGCACTTTAGAAGTGATGCTCCAAGAAGAACTGGTCAAGGTAAAGATTACACAGTCAAACCAAGATTCAGTCAATTATTACACGGTAAAGGACACAAAGAAGATGTATCGTTCAATACATCAGACCACACAGGTGATGCATGATGCCGCTTCTAAAGGACAGGAGATTGACCGTTAGCAACCCAACGGTTATGACATCTATTCGCAAACCAAAGTTTGTGGATAACGCACTCTATCTTGGTGAGTATACACCTCAAAGTGATACACAAAACAAAGTTACTATCAAGCAGCGCAAGACTGCAACTTATGGTGTTGCTACTGGTCGTGCTTACGATATTACAGAGTTACAAGATTCTATGATACTAAGACAACCTCAAACTCATGGGAGTAATTATCAAGGCTCTATTGTTTATATGGGGTCTTCAATTACAAACGATGCTGATAAAAATAAACCAGTCTTACTCTATGGTAAAGATGCTACATACGAAAGGCTACGCCCTTCATCTGTGATAAGTAGCGGTGTTGGGACTACTTTTGCTGTAAAGAATACAAAATCAAAATCGCTTGAGCAACTTGGTTTTACCTCAACTCAAGCACACATAGGCCATCCAATTGATGCTGGTTTAAGAACCACGGATTTGGCTATTCGTTTGAGTAGAGATATTGCTGACTCCTTGACATCAGTAAACATAGCACTACCAATGAGTGCGAGTAACTCAGAAGTAGATAGGAGGAGGCATAGTCATTCTTTCCTCGCTTCTGATTTCCACGGTATTACTTTGATAGACGCTTTACGATTTATCAGTAGACACGATGGTAGAGTAGTTCACTTTGATAGGTTCGGTAATCTTCTGTATGTTCCTTTCCAGTTTGAAGAAGGTAGTCGTTTCATAGACCATAACGCCCGGACTGGGCCGACTGTCTCAAACCCGATTGAGAATATTTCTAACAGAGTGATTGTAGAAGGATTACCCACAGCGGTAAACGACACAGCCTTTGCAGAAGTAAACAATTCGGAGAAGCAAACTACTGGAGATGTGTTAGAAGAGCCACAGATTGTAGGAGATTTCACTGTTCGTAGCAACGAACAAGCAAGAGAGGTAGGGCGTAACATACTCAAAGCCAATTCGGTCATGCTTGGTAATCTTACGAGTGCGGGTCACCCTAACAGTTGGGATTTGAGGCCGGGTATGATTATTGAATACAACGGCGAGCGTAAGATTCTCATTGAAGTAAAGCATAGCCTTGCACAAAATACTGCCGACCTTGTATTCCTCAGTGTAGAAACTGGGGTAGAGGGTGTTCTACAAGGTATTCTTGAAGGCACTAAGAATACAGGAGAACAAGAAGACACTATACAACAAATAGTAGAGAAGAATATGGCTTTGTTCGGTGATGTAGAAATAGTTTCAGTCGTCATAACACATGTTACAGGACACGGTTTACCCGGCGATGGTTTCATCATAGGGAGAGGCATGGGTCGTGGTGTGGTCGGTGCTGCAACTGGTGAAAGAGTTGGTGGCAGTAAAACATTGAAAATAACAGAGAGGGGTGATTGAATGCCAATATCAAATCATGTAAGAAGACTACTCATTGACACTATCGCAAACAACATCAATGAAATGGTTGTTGGTTTTGACGGTAGCCCCGCTACAAAAAGTGACGGGGCGGCTGGTAGACCTGCTAAAATTATCAACCCCACCACACGAATTATCACAGACTCTTCTCTTTTGGTTGAAGGGTTTTTACCAGCCACAGAATCATTCAATGAAAATCTACAAGAGGTTTTCATACAATTTAGAGGGGCGCTTAGCACTCTACCTATCGCTCGTCATACAATCGCATCGTTTAATAAAACAACATCAAACGAGATACGAATACAGATACTAATTGAGGTGAGATAAAATGCCACAAAACCCAATATCAGGACATACAGCGGGAACAAACGATGGACTAAGAGACGGTGACCACATCATATCACCTTCATTGACTAACATTTACGAAGGTCTACACGGTAACGGTGTCCTCAATCCTCATGATACAGCGTATGGTAGCGGGGATAGAAACTCTCCTAATCTACTACCCGGTTTTGTAAGTGGTAGCAATCATCAAGTTACAATCAAGGCTTGTAGCGTCATTCTTGACGGAGTGCCTTACAACATTGATAATGGGTCAGGTGGTGATGTCACTATCAACTTGACAGATACCACAACGGCAGGTTCGGCTTTCCTCACTGGAACAAGCACAACAGCGCTTACAACAGGTAAGGAATGTCTCTTCGCTATTATAGCAACATCGGAGGGTGCTAAGTTTGTTCAATCTAATGTAGTAACATCAGGCACAGGTGTCTATCCTTCTCTTGCTGGAACTATCGCTGACAGTTACTTGACAATGAGTAGCGTAGGAACTGCACAAAACAAACAAAGCCTTGTGCTCGCTACAATTAGGGCTACATTCAACGCTGGTGCTTTGGCTGCAAACGACCTTAATCTTACCATAGATGAGATTAATGACAAGCGTGTATTTATTCGCCCTTCACCTTTCTATCTATCACCCGTAACTGACGGAATAGTTGGTTCAACAGACCATTTGAACACACATACAGCCTTAGAGCAAATACATGGTAGTGGAGAACACGGAGACTTTGGTAACAATGGTGTCTTATGGATGTCGTATAATGAAGTTGATAACTCTCCTAACCTCTACTTCAGCGCTAAAGATGGGTCAGGCCGACACACTCACTTACTCGGCCCAAATCGTATCAAAGACATTACTGGTTCAGCCAATGTAGACTTTGATTTTGACGAGGCTCAAGTGTTTATTTGTGCCGCCAGTGGTGCGATTAACCTTAATCCAAACGCAGCAGTGGGTGCTGCTCCTTTCCCAAAGGGTCACACAGTAATTGTCAGTGTGCCGAGTGGCAGTGCAATCACCTTTGACAGCACTGGATTAAACAGCACTTTGACTGCTGGCGATGCTGCTTTATTTACCTACAGCGGTAGTGCTTGGAAAAGAGTCATGGTAAGTGCAACTACAACCAGTAACGCAAGTGGCGCAGTTGGTTTAATTCAGTTTTCTGACGGTGCTGGTAACCATTCAAGTGACGCTAATTTGTTTTGGACTACTGCTTCTTCTACACTCACGGTAAATGGTAAACTTACAGTTACTGGTTTGATTGACCCAACTGGACTTGAACTTACTCCAGTAGGCGCAAACCCCGGAAATGTCGGTGCTAACACACTTTGGTTAGACAGCGGTGCATCTAACGCTTTGAAGCATGGAACTGCTACAGTTCTTAACTCAGCATCAAGTGTTGAAGACTTGAGTGATGTCACAGATGCCGGGTCAGGTATTATCATGTCTACATCGGAGCGCACTAAACTCACAGGTGTAGACACAGGCGCACAAGTAACGAATGCGGCTAATGTCAATGCCGCTATTGCTGGTCACAGTTACGCAACTCCAACACTCGCCTCAAATGATGTAATATTATTCAAAGACACAGATGATGGAGGGGCAGTCAAGGCCACTACTGCTGCTGATATAGCAGCATTGGGCGGCGGCGGTGGTGGTGGAGGCACTGCAATAGCCGATGCCGATGCTGACACAAAGGTAGATGTAGAAACCTCAGCCAATGCTAATACTATATCCATGCACACACAGGGAACTGAGAGAGTGTTAATCACAAATACTGCCGTCACCCTCGGTGAAAATGTTAATTTAGCCTTTGAAGGGTCAGTAACAAACGCTCACGAGACTACGCTAACCGTCACTAACCCCACGGCTGATAGAACTATTACTCTACCAAACGCTACCGGAACTGTAGCATTGACGAGTAACCTATATACTGACCTTAATGCAGTTCAAGCAATTGAAAGTGCGGCAAGTATAACTTTAGGTGGGAGGCTTTCATCACCAGCAACCCACATTGAGCAAAATGGGCCGGGAGTGCAACTATTTGACCCAGTTACAGGTAATCCAATTCCGGGGGTTTTTGAATTAGACCCCGGTGAAAGAGGTATAGTTATCATCGCTGGTATTCCGGGTATGCCAGCCGTTTCCACTATTGGTTTACCCGACCCCAGTAGTTCTGACCCCGGTGACACCTACATTATTTACAATGCTGATTTTCCGCCGGTTGGAGGTGGAGGCTCTATAACAATTGACCGAAGTGGGTTAGGGTCACAAGGAGGTCATGGGAATGCTCAACTCTTAAACGGTGCGGCGCTTAATGGAACACTACCCGTAAGTGAAGCGGTGACTTTGATTTACGGTGGCGACCCCGCCGG